CTGTTTTGCACCCTATTTCGCACACTATGGGTTACAGAATCGTGACTTTAATTAGCGACGACCACCCCATCGAGATGCAGCACCCATGGCAGCGATCTTAGACCTCTTTCGCTTACCTAGCTTAGATGCACGAGCTGGCCCACCTTTTAGTCCACCAAGATGACCTGATCTAGCTTGGGGAGTTCTGAACTTCTTCTTTAGTTGTTTGTCACGTTTAGGCATTTTTATTCTCCTGTTCAGGTTCGCTCAAGCATAAGAAATATATTCGCTCAAGCATTCAAGTGATGCTACCCATTCTAGTACATATAATTCGCTCAAGCATAGAGATGATGCTAGTCAGTTTTCTTGTCAGCATTTGGTTTGGATATTGTGCCATCGACTATGTTCTTATTGAATGACACTAGCCCTGCATTCTTTAGCTCTGTTAATGCTGCTGCGAGAGACTCATTAGTAGCTGGCGCACGCCCGTCATAGACAACATGTTCATGCTCCACCTCAGCTTCAAACCTGATTAATTGGTCTGGATCATCTCGCCATTCATCTCCCAACAAACGTCTTGGCCCATTCTTTAGCCATGCCATAGGGTTATTTACTTTGATCTGAGCTTCGACCATTACAGAGGCGTGACCGATAGAACCGATGACATCCCAATAAAACTCTCGATACTTACCTTTGGTAGCTTCCTTACCTTTACGCATCCAAGTGGCAAACGTATTCGGAGCAACACCCAGAACACCACAAATACTAGTTACAGTCGCTCCAAGCCTTAAATACTGTAACATCTGCTCATATCTATCTCTCTGGGAGAGGAGCTGATCTAGTTTGCTTGGTCGCCCACCTTTTGAAACATTGACTGGGGGCTGTTGAAGGTTTTCAGTCATGTTTTCTGTTTGCTCATCCATGCTTTAAATGTACCAATGCGCCCCTTTTGATGCAAATACATTAAAAAACCCCGACTAAAAGCTCATTAACTGAACTGATAGACGGGGTGTAAAGAGAATCGATACTCCGTTAACGCGCGCGCTTGGTGTTTATCCTCTTTATTTCAACTTCTTTAAGGACTGTTTTGCTTTATTGTATTTAGTGCCACTCATCATTTCACGTTTAGCACCTTTAACTGTCTTCATCCTAGCCCTGTCTTTGTTGTGGGCAGCTAATCTTACTAACTTCCGAGAGTCTGCTCGACCAGCTAAAGATTTACTAGTAGACTTACCCTTTTCATAATTTCTAATTAATCGAGCATTACCGCTTGGTTTCATTTTTGGACGTTGCATTTTTATCTCCTCGGTTTCTTAGGTGTATAGATCATCAGCAACTTCTGCGGATAACCAACCACTAACAGATGTGCTGGAGCCAACAGAAGCTACATTGATCCGTAATTGACAAGGGTGAACTGAGAATCCAGCAGCTCCTGCTACGGTAAAGGTAGATGCATCACCTACAGCTACCCATGTAGTACCTGCGTCTGGAGACATTTGTAGCGTAACTTCTGCTGTATCAAATGTACCAGATACTACAATCTGACCTTCTCCACCATTGAATTTATATACGGTACTGTTGCTATTAGCAGTAACAGTAGTCATTACTTTTGTAAAAGCCACTTGATTTCCTTCACAACTAATATGTTATTTCTAATTTTGTTTCTTCGTCTGCTGTTGGAGTATTATCTTCAACTGCATACACTGTTCTGCGTTTATCTGCTGATTGATGAGCAGTAGAGTGGTAAACAAACAGCATCAAATTGTTTCCTTTGACCCACCCACTTCTACCTACAATTTCTTCTATGATAGATTTAATATCTGGAGTTGTATTGTATTGTACGCCACTTGCTCCTGATTGATCAGGAAGAGTCCAATCAACATATGCAGTTGTCTCACTATCATGATCAGCGTATGTATGTGCTGCATCTAAAGGAGGTTCATCAACATCATCAGCATCTAGCCCAGCCACTCTAAATACTTGAGAATTTCCTCCTTGAAAAGGTAGACTCAAATATGCACTCTTTATAGTAGCTCCACGAGGTACCATTACATCTTGGAATCTAAAATAAGCCTTGTAATATCTGTATCTGTGAGACATTTGTTAATATCTATCAAAACCAATATAAAAATCACCAGAACCTTTTACTGCACTACCGTACAGATTATTAGCAAAAGGATCATGAGCATATGTCTTTGAGGTTCTCCAGTAACCATCATCATTATTTGATGTAATACCGTAAGTTACAGTAGTATCTCCCATAAATGGGTGAATTTCTAATTGCCTACTGAGGTAAAAACTAAGAGGCCACGGAACCTTATGGCTGATTCTTTTATTTGTCATTAATAGAACCCTTCTTTTTTCTTAGACAAAGCCTTACGCATAACTTTGCCAAGGTTCTGTTCCTGACTTCTCTTGTGTTTTAGCTTTTTACGAGTAGTTGTACTTTTGCGAAAAACTCCACGAGTGTAACCACCCCGTTTTGTTAATGTGCTTCGTTTTGGTAAAAATTTACTCATGAACTTTTGCCTTGTAGTTTATCCCCATCTTTTCACGGACTGCAACCTTGCTCTTTCCCTTCATTTTTTGGGCTTTTGCTTTTCGGTATGCCTTCTTACCTTTGGCAGTGTAACTATATTTCTTCCCATTTAACTTTGGCATGACTAATCTTTCTTTCCACAGTTAGGAACCATTTTACCGTTCTTCTTCTTCATTCCGTAAGCCTGATAGCCTTTCCAACAAGGGTTCTTCATCTTACGTTTTTTCATTTTAGCTTTCATATCAGCATTTCCAAACTCTTAATGATGCATTTATTTTGCTGTTAGGATCGTTAGCAGTTTTAGCACTTGTTCGTTTACGCTTCATGCCTTTCATTCTGGCACAGAAGCTCTTTCGTCTAGCCTGAGTCTTTTTGGACATCTTGCGAACACCGCCTTTGCGTTCCGCTTCTCTTTTGGTTTCGATGCCTGCCCTGATGCCTAACTTCTTTGCGTAGGAAGGCTTGAGTCCTCCCTCGGGATGATTCTTTTTTTTGTTGTAGCCTTTGAATGGCTTTTTTAATTTTCGTTTAGTCATGGTAATACCTAAATAGGAAGACGGTGCAGATCATAAACTGAGTAGCCAAGTCTAATCACTGCACCGCCTCAAGCCCTTTTATTATTTAATCGATTCTCGGAGTTTCCTTAGTTTGTAAAGAGCCTCCTGCCTTCGGGCTTCCGCTAACCTATGGTCACCGGATTCTCTAGCTTTTTCCATCTCGTACTTAGACTGAGCTATGCACTTGTTGGGATCATCGATATATTCCTTCATAATACTACTCCTATGAAGAGGGCTTTAAAAACGGAAGGACGTTCCTTCCAAACTTACCTCGCTCTAGTTTTAGCGGTCTTTCTCACTGACTTTTTCTTTCTAGGGATTCGTACTGTGTCTCCACTTCCAAAACCTACTGTGTCACCTGCTGTGGCTGCTCTTCGTCGTGGTGGTGGTGGTGGTGCTGGTACTCTTCTTGGCGGTGGTGGCGGTGCTACTCTTCGTGGGGGCGGTGGTGCTGCTGCTCTAGTTACTTTTTTTTAGATGGACGGAATTGTGCATCTCTATCAGCGTAGCCTTTGAATTCCTTTGCTTTTCCTTTAGCCTTTTTTCTACCTGAAGATGTTCCACGTTTAGCTTCATATTTTCCTCTAGTAGCAGCTTCACCTCGTGGGTCAGCAGCTCTAGCCTTTTCACGACCCTTCTTAGCTGCTGCTGTAGCACGCTTAGATTTTCTACGCCCTCTTTTGTTTGCATTGTCTGCATCTTTTTGTGCGCGAGTTTTTGTTCTCTTTTTAGGTGCAGCTGCTTCTTTCTTCTTAGCCATAGTTTATTCCTTCATTCTATGCCTTCGTTTTGTCATGTATGCATCGAGTAACACATAGTCACAACCGCTAGGCAACTCACCTAAGCGTTTTTTGTGTTCTAGACCACCGTAAATCACAATAGTCTTAGGGTTTACTACCTCTATTGTATCCTCTAAAAGTTGCTTAAAGTAAGACCAATGTCGTTTTGGAGACCTAGCAGATATAGTTCTACACTGGACTGCAACTACAGGGCAATGTTTAGGTAGTGTTCCAAGGATTATTTGTTTGTCTTCTGCAAGACTTCCTTGGATCACAGGAATTATTTTAATGTCAAACTCCTGCCAAAACCTAGCTAACCATCTGGAACGATAGAGCTGATACATTCTTACTGCTTTAGGTTCATCATACATAATAGAAAAATCTATGGAACAAACTCCATCCCAATCCTCATTGAGAAGTTTATTTAGTCCACTGGTTTTACTATTCCAATAACTTTGAAACCTGTAATCTTCAGTAAAGAATCCTAAGATTCCACCTTCTCTGTCTTTAGGGAAAGGTCTTCCTGACTGACAAAACCAAGAATCCATTGTGTTTGTTTCATCAGACCTATCCCAAGTATCCCTTGGTATATGTGTACATAACTGATCTTCTAATAAATCAGGGATTCCCCAGTCATTAGAAGAGGGGTAAATAACATCCTCATCGATACTAATATCAATCGCACTCTCTGATTGATCTTGTCGTAGGATAATTTCTTCCTGAGTAACAATGTTTTGTTTTGGAAGAAAAGTACCCCGATCATCACCAACAGAAACATTAAAGGCATAGGTATCTAATTCGTCATTCACCGTTTCAAGAATCTCTTGATCCTTTTCACCGAGTGAAGCAAATGCCTCTTCGTCTTCTCGAATCATATCAGTCAGACTGGTAAGAGCTTCAGCATCAGTCTCAGCCATTGCAGCCATGGGATCAAGAGTTGCAAGTAAATGCTTCTCTTGCTCTTCTGTCCACGAACCAACTAAGACTGGTACTGAATCAATACCATCCCTGATAGCAACAGCTCGTCGAGCATGACCATCGATTAGTCTTCCAGTCGTTTCATTGAAGAGAAGAGTGTCAGCCCAACCATTAGCTTTGATGGATGCACCGATGGCATTCTTTTGCCTGTTAGGGTGCTTACGCCAGTTCATTGGATTCTCATCAAGACTCTGAGGGTCTACCCACACTAACTCCCTTATGCCTGCTGTGGGGGGTGCAGGGGGGCTTTCTTTCTTTGTTCTAGCCATTGCTACTTCTCGCATTCGGTAAAAATAGGGTAAAAAGTTATATACTATAGGTTACAAAATCGGGATTTTAATTGAGAGGATTAGGATCCATCAGGGTGAAAGTAAGAGAAATCGTGCCATCGTCATTGGTCGTTTTAAAGACCTTACAATCAAACTTTCCTTCCTGCACAATGTCAGCCATCTCATGTAATTGGAGAGCTGTATACTTGTCACCATCTAATGGTTCTACTATTCCTTCTGCACCTACCCGAGATGATGCTTTGTTAATCAACTCATCTGCAATCATATGAACTCTCTTCTGGAGGAAGTCAAACCTCTCTGGTTCTAGTAGGTCTTCAGACACAAAGTTGTACCCTCCGACCCCACAGAACCCTTTAGGCTTTGCAAGTGCTTCGTCAAAAACTACAACACGCATCTCTATTTGAAATCCTTTAATCGTCATCTCTACTCTCACTTTCTTGTACTGCTTTCTCCATAATGTCGAAGATTGCATTCATGTTTTTGAGGTGGGCTAACACCTCAATTAAAATTAAAGCTCCGTCTTTCAGGGTGAGGTCATTCTTCATGCATTCCACACCTAAAAGTTTAATTACTTTGTGACCTATTTCAGAGTGAACTTCAGTCAATTTATTATCGTCACCTAGTTGGTTATTAGCAATCATCGTTTAATCCTCTTCAAACTCACACTAGCATTTTCCCAGTGCTGCCTCATATCATCGGTAACTTTCCACAGATTAGTAGGGCGACCTGCCTTACCTTTCTTGATCTTCTCACTGACTACAATCTTCAGCTCTTGAAGGTCTACCAGTCTTCTCTGGACAGATGAGATTGATATCTGAAGAGCTTCTGCAAGTTTCTCTACGGTTATGCCATAAGGGTTGTGAATCATCTCACGATAGATTTCACTGTGCCACCCATGAGCAGTCGAGAATGCTACCTTCTCCATCAGTTTATAAATCTCTTCGTCGATAGCATCTTTGCCTTTAACGTAAGCACAGGATCGCCCCAACTTCACTAACTGGTTAGCTAGTCGAGTACCAATCTCAGGTCTAGGACGATAAGATACGTCTTCATTACGCTCTCTGAGAACGCTGGAGCGTAGTTTACCTACGATCTGGCATAGAGATACCACCCTGTCGATGACCCAATCTGGAACATCTGGAAGGTTATCTTCATTGTATTTCTCAGTCAGGTGATAGATAAATGCTTCCACACAATCTTTAAGACCATGCTCTGCTTTTACGTTTGCTACCAAGTTCTTTAAGGAAGCCCTGATCTGCGCATCCTGATTGTACTCTTTGTCAGAGGGGATCATCTCCACCTTTAGAAATCGCTCTCCAAGAGCAGCCCTATTATCCCCATGAACAACATCAGTAATCCCAGCGACGATAGAAAAGTGAACCTTGGGGTAATTACGCTTAACCCCATTCCCATACTCAACAAGAACCGAACCATCATAGGCATCACGAAGGATTCCATACAAATTCTCCTGAACAACAATAGGCATACTCTTGATGGCAGTAAAGTCTTTAATCAGTAGAGTGTTACCATCTAGCTGAGACAGGAGGGATGGGTCAGAGCCATCTTCTTGTTTCATCCCTGAAACGAAAGCAGTAGCTGTTAGCTTAGACCTGAAGACACAGGCTTCAGCATTCTGAAAAGATTGAAGGATCATTGACTTACCACAACCGGGCGGGCCAACAAGATATATCCACAACGGATCGCCAATAATCATGTTACTAGCAACAGTTGAGATGGTCATTAACAAGGCTTCTTCCATGTCCTTGTTAAAGTGTAGCTTGGACTTGAAGTCCTTCAGTAGTGAATTGAAGCTGGTTCTCTTTACCTTGGGCTTAGAGGACTTACCAGCATCGTCCAGAATCATCTCTTGAAGTCTCTTCCAAGTCTTCTTAGACGTTCCATACTCGTTGATTAAGTCACGGACATCATACTTGTCAGGAGTATTTACAGGCCAATGAATAGACTGTAAAGTCTTCGCAGTGTCACGAAGGGTATCAATCACTTTGATCTTACCGTCCTGCCCAGAAGCATCGTTATCGTACAGAAGTATTACATGACGATCCTTAAAGTACTGAACCCAGTCTTTCTTAAACGTCTCAGCACCCCCTACGCCCACTACAGACGCAGTTGTAATCCCTGCCTTATCCATTAAGCTCAGGAGAGCTAGAGCGTCCCATTCGCCCTCACAGACGTATATAGGGCCAGTATCACCAATCTTGTTAGCTCTGTAGAGATGTCGAGCGCAACCTGTGGTACTACGAGTCTTTCCCTTGGTAAGGGATTTGTCGTAGGTCATCAGGTTAACCACATTCTCTGAGGTGGGAGTCCAGATGGGAATCAACCAACGATCCGTGAACTTGTCGTAGGCTATCTTCTCACGTTTCAAAACGTACTGAGAGATTCCTCGTTCTTTGCCAAATTCCTTATACTGCTTTTCAGTCGTATCCTCACGACACTGCTCAGCTATTTTAGTCAGGAAATTGTAACCATTACCCTTCTCCCCACAGGTCTTACAGTGGTACTGACCTCGGGCTTTAGAGACATAAAATTTACCTTCCTTGGCACAGAAAGGGCAGTCGCCTATGACTTGAGTCCCTCCTTTGTCCTCTAGTTCAAGTCCATGAGAGGTAAATAGTGCTACCTTGTTATCACCATTCTTGCTTTTTAATTTAGTTGCCATTGTTTAGCTCCTTATGGCTTTAAGTTAGATGTTCGGTTCGTACTCGATAAGGTCACATGCATTCTGCGACACATATTCATTAAGCTGCTCTTCCACATACTCCTTCGTAATGTCGGTCACTATCGGAAGTATTTTGTGGTACTCTTCTCCGTGACGCAAACAGTACTCAGTCAGCGTCAGGTCTTTCTCTTCATCATCGAAGTAACTCATGTACTCAAACTCACAAGAAGTTATCTCAGTTACTTCATAGTCAGTCATTGAGGGGGTGAGTGAATCACCCTCGCAATGATCGACATTAACATCCGCAGACACGACACACTCGTAATCCAGATGCAGCCCTTCGAGGACTTTGATTTCTCCAGAGAGACCAGTTGTTATAGAATGGCTACTCATTATTTGACTCCTAATTCGTCTTTCAAGTGTGATTCGTAGTTAATTACTTCTGCAACAATTTCACTAAGATAGCTCAATACAGTTGACTTGTTATCGTGACGAGTCTCTCGGTAAACAAGAGGGTTCACTATTGAGACACGTTCGTTGTCCATGTAACAGACGTTGGGGGAGATAACCCATCGATGATCGCATCCACCAGTTTCATCCTGAAACCAAGCAATCTTGATGAAAGCATCGTGCTTACCGCTAGCAGGCTTGTATTTCGCTCCGAGCTTCGTTGATTTACAACTCCAAGTCTGAGCATGACCGTGGAGACCCCACGGGCGAACTCTACGGTCTTCTGGTCGCAACTTGTCACGACCAATGTGGATATCAATCCACGCTCCGTGCAGATATGGATGGTCTTGATAACGCTGCTGATTAGCTTCCAGCTCGTCACTAGCGTCCTTCCACCTTCGGGAGTAATTCATACTTCCAGAGTGGACGTTAACGTAGTAACCAAGCGATTCGAGAGGTGCTTTGATCTCATCCAGAAGTGCATTCAGATTGTTCGTCTGGGTTACTATACGACGATCATGCTGTAGTTCCAGCTCTTTTCGCTGTTCTTTGTGTTCTTCGATTTTCTGTTCTAGTAGTGCTGAGAAATTCATGACTTAGGCTCCTGTCATTAGGCTTAAATTTAGTAATACAAGAATCTTACTATAACCCATATCGGTATGTCAAACGGTATTCCTTACAAAATCCTGAATTTAATTCTTACCGTCTCCTTGGTAAGGTCGAGTGTTCCACGCCCTTTGTGCCTCAGTAACCGTAGGTTTAGGTGGCCCATCAGCATCACATTCGATACAAGATATCCAACACAAATCATCTGATTCCAGAAGCTGTGGGAAGAAATGACCGCAGAAGGGGCATGGCTTTGTCCCCTGTGGTTCTGGATTAATTGATGTAGGAGGTTCATCTTGAAGCATAAACTTATCCTCTGGGGTAAGGTACCTATAGAACATTTCACGGTCGATATCAATCATTTTAAGAGTCTTCCCTTAGACCATTTCTGGTCAATGCGTTCAACATCAACAGGAGTCTTAACCCCAAGATCAGTTCCAGCATCTTCCATAATTTTCTTAATCATCTGGGGAGCATTACCTAATGATTTCTTATCAAAATCGAAAACCAATTCGTCATGAATACACATAATGAGATAGCCCTCATTGTTGTTAGGAAAGTCATCATCAAACTTAAGATACTCGTCCACCTGAACCATTGCTCTGTTCAGAATGTCACCTGCTGATCCTTGAATGATATAATTGGTTCCGATGTAAGGTTTATCTCTGGGGACAGTGAGTCGGTACCCTCCAATGGTTTTTACATAGCCATCTTTCTTAACCTTACGAGTGGTCTCGTTCATGAACTCACTAACTCTAGGGTAGGCTTTACTAAACACTTCATTGAAGTTTTCTAGCCCTGTCATAGCTTCTAATTTTTCTTGTCCCGCCCCATATATGATTCCATAATTAACACCCTTAGCTGCCTTACGAGAGATTCCACAGAGGTCAGCAGTAAGGGAGTGGATATCTCCGTCTCCGTCAAAGGCTTCGAGAAGTCTATGCTCTTGCGCAAGCACACTAAGTATCCGCAACTCCAACTGAGAATAATCAATGGATAACCATACCCGTCCAGCGGAAGGGCCAAACACATCTCGAAGACAAAAATCGTCCACTTCATTTCCGAACGCATCTTTACCTCCTGATCCAATATTTTGTCCGTTAGGATTACTAGATGACCAACGTGTTGTTCTAGTTCCAGTTTGATTAAAGGAAGGGTGTAATAAGTTTTTCTTCCCTTCTTTTTTTACTCCCTGTTTATAACTTTCCAAATATTGAGCGCAAGTTTTATTCTTGCGATACCTGAGTATGTTACCTACAAATTCCTTTGCTTTTGATCTGGGTCGTACATGACCTTGATACAACTCTAAAAGAACGTCTGCTGATGTACTCAGTTGCCCTGACTCTGTGAACTGAATGATAGGACAATTCAATCCCCTCTTCCTGAGAGAGGTGCCACCTTCAGGATCACCGTACAAAACCTTTTGTATTTGCTTTCCCGAACGAATGTTAAACTCTTCATCTAAGTAATCTCTGGATTCAACAAGCTGAATACACTTAGCCTCTTCAACTAATGCTGCGTCTTCATACCGTTTAATCTCTCTCCCCAGTAAAACCTTTTTAACTGTGACTCCTGTAGTTTCCATCCGGTAAGTAACTGGAGTTAAGGCCTTACGGGTTCTGTATTGAGGTGTAAACTTCTCACGTTCCATTACCCCAGAATACATGTGCCATAACAACATGGTTCTGACTGCGTCCTGAACTGCATATTTCTTAAGGACAGTAGAAGAGTTATCAATGGCTTTAGGAAGCCAGTAGTCTCCTTTTACACTGGGAGCCATATTCCAGTCTTTCTTAGCCTTTGCTGCCCTCCTAGAGGCCCTCACAGCCTCCAGAAGCTCCTCTTCATCATTAACTAGAATATCTAGATACTTCTCTGAAAGGGGCTTTAGACCGTGGCTCTCGACGCTGTCACAGACATGAGCTGCTAGTAGTGTATCTTCGAAGGTCTCACAAACTGCTTCATATTTGTGGTCACAGTAGGGTAGTGTTTTCCACTCCTGCTCTCGTATGTCATCAACCTGTTTAAAATGAATTCGTATTCCAAGGTTACTCAAGGCTCTCAAGTCAAACTTGATGTTATGAAAGACTAGAGTGTGTCCGTCGATGTAATCAACAAACTCTGCTAAGTCTTCTGAAGTTGGCATTACCTGTCGAGTGTTGGGGTCAACATCCCACTCCCAGAATCTAGTAGTTCCGGTTTCCTCACAGGTAGAAATTGCGAAGGGGCAATCACCCCCAAATAGATCAAGTCCTGTTGTTTCTGTATCGACTGCAATTAACATATTTGGCTCCTTATTCATAAAAAAGGGTGGAGAGCATTCAAGGTTACTCTCCACCCCCAACTGACACAGCGGTTCGGTTCTAGAACGGAATATCGTCCTCAACATCTGCGTCATCTACCAACTCACCGAGTGTGTCCCAAGGAACATTCTTAAACTCTTTTGCATCCTTAAGACGAGTGAGGGTTACAGTTTCCTCTTCTTCGTCTACCTCACGGACTGCGTACTGAGCTTGCGATTTTGACTTGGGAGACTTCCAGAGGAACACATCACTCTCCTCGGGGATAGTCTCTTCGGTAGTGGTTGCTACATCATCAAGTCGCTTGTTGATGTATACGTTAATACCAGAAGACTTATCTGACTTCCAGTTCTTGATACCAATTTGAATGGTAGGACATTCCTCATTCAATTCAGTAACCATCTCTTCAATGTCTTCAGGCTCTATTTCTGAGAAGTCATCTTCTCCAGATAGCCTCTGTAAATCCACGAAGAGTGACTTAAGTGATTGCTCGATGGATCGCCATTCGGTCTCTGCCATCGAGTGGAAGACTGAGACGCTAACGCCCTCAAATTCTCCCCGTAAGACTCTGAAGTTGAACGAGGCGTACCCGTTCTTGTTTTTGTCGACTCCTGTGCGAGCTGATGTAAGACCTGCAACATAAGTCCCATCGTCGATTGGTTGCTGCTCATAACTATTTCCTGTGTCTTTAACTTCCCGTGATGTTTCCCATGCATCACCTGCTTTTTTCATCGCTGATGCGAATCCTAGGGATTGCTTCGTCCTTGGCATTTTCATGCTCCTAAATAAAAATGAAACTGTTAGTTGGATAGTAATTAGAAGTACTAGTGGTATTTATGTCAATACCATCAATTATTACTTTCGGTTACTTTTACGTTCTTTCTTCACTGCTGGTTCCAGAATACTTTCATCTTCCAGTTCATTTCTGAAAGCCTTAGTTAGATTTTGGTACGCTTCTGAGTGGGTAGTGCCTGTGGAGAACTGACCAATAGGTTCCCCAGATGTAGTGAGAAAATTATTCTCAGTTCCACAGGCACTCCAAACAAGAGAATTGTTGCGTAGAGTAATAGCTCGATCTGTGCCATCATAACCGTAGTAAAGTGCAAAATCACATACTGCTTTTAAGTACTTCCAAGATGCAGGCGAACAGGTAGGAATCCATTGCTCCATACCATCGTGAGCTTCTACCTCTCGGAGATGAGCGTGACTTATAAAAATCAAACCCATGTCATTATATAAAAGCTGATTCATAGTAGCTTCAAAGTCTGCCTTAATTGCAGCCCATGTAGCTCCATAATCATTAGCGTCAGAAGGATGATTCAAACCCTTCTGGTAGCAGTGGTGATTTAAGCAAGCCTCATACGCTCGATCTATGGTATCGATAACAACCGTTCCCACAGTCTCATCATCCATAGCTGCGTGAATATATTCCTGAACGTATCTCCATGGAGTTATATCAGTGTGACCTTCGTTCAGTTGTTTGATAGAACTTGGTTCTATATTTACCTGACGAATACTCAGATTACGCCTCTTTGGTTCTAACATCATTACCAAAGAGTCATCGAACTGGGCAGCTAATGAAGTCTTCCCTACACCCTTTTCACCAAAGAGACAGATGCAATAGTCGCTCAGGTTCTCAGGTGGTACGTTTACTTCTTTGGGAATCTCCAGTTTAATAGCTGGTTTCTTTTTTGCTGGAACTCGTTTTGTTCTAGCCATGGCATTGCTCCTTTTGTTTAGCGTTGATAAAGTCCTTCAGTACTTCCTCTGGTAATCAGATTAAAGTAACGAGACCTACCGTACTTTGTGAATAAAGCCTGTGGATTGCTGTAGTGTAATGGACTGTCCCATGGTTCGAATGGGTTGTCTTTTATCGACTTCCACCACAAAGCAACTTGATCTACGATTGGGTTCAGGCTACGGGATACCCAATTTACTATATCATCTGCTAGCAAGTCAATCTTCCATCTCATGAAATAATATTCAGGACGAGTAACTACATCGTCCTCTACTCTCCAAAGATATTCTGCAACAGATTCACTTTTTCTCTGGCGAAGGAGTGGTCTACGAATGACGTTGTATAAAATCCCTGCCACAGATTCTTGTTCTCGTTCTTGAAGAGCGTAAACATACAACATTGTCTGCAAGTCAAAAGGAAGAGACGCAAGTATAGACTCTTCATCAATTCGACTTTTAGTTTTGTTCTCCATCAACCAAATCTTTTTTGTGGTGTTGTCACGATAGACTGCGTCCCAACGTCCTCGAAGCGGAACCACATGACCTGATGAAGTTGTGTGATCTACCTTAAAAGATTCTTCCTGATACAGGTATTCAAAATCTGCATCATAGTCTCCCCAGAACTTAACGTATTCTGTGAAAACTACTTTGACGATCTCCATGAGAACTTCAAGATTGTCATAGTCCTCTGGAAGCAACTTGTGAGATTTCTTGTCGAGGTATGGATTGATGATCCACCTTCTAATAGAGCGTACACTTTTCCCCGCAGCGATCCATTCTAAACAGTCGTGGAACACTAACCCAAAGTTAAGAGCGTCTGAACCTCCTTCTGAGGCCCAACCCTCGACATACGATAAACGGGCTTGTTCTCTATCCAGTAACCACTCATCCAAAAAAGAATAAGTGATTCCATCTTTCTCAATGTCCCTAAACGGGATCGATCTTTTGTTCCTGCTCTTCATTTTTGCTACTCCTTCGTAGGGCTTCTAAGATAACTTCCAGACCTTCTTCTGCTTGGGCTTTGGTCGGGTAGCGTCTTACAATAACTTTAAGTGGGCTTATCAATTCGTAATAGCAATCCAAATCGTTTGATTGTATATACCATTCTTTTTTATTTTTCATATCTAAATCCTTTGCAGGAATTGTTTTAATGTTTTTAAGTCTTTCTGGTAGGCAGATGACTCTCTACCTCCTGCCTTCATTATGTGCGATAACGAAGACATATTGAGATGGGTAAATGGATATTTATATTTTTCCATTACAGGAATGGCTAAACTCTGTGAACCTCGACCCAATAACACTATGCCTTTTGGCTTGCTCAGCATAAAAACTTGATGCAATCTTTCAGAGCATTTTTCTGCTTCGTAATTTGTGGGAGGTCTTGACTCCCCTTCATCACCTTTTGCACAACAAGCCACAATGTTAGTTGCTGCATAAGAAAACTCCATCCCCGTGTCTTCTATTAGCTTGTCTAGTAACTTACCTGTTTGAGTAGAAAATGGAATCCCGATTGTACTTTCTATTGCTTCAGGAGTCTCTCCAATAAAGAGTACATCTGAAGGCAAAGTTCCTCTTACCAAAACTCTTTTATCTGTTGTTTTGTGTAAAGGGCAATCGGTACATTGCTCCCAACGTAAACGATGATTCTTCCACGCAAACTCGTAAGCTCTTCCTTTAATCTCTATCATTTTCCAGCTCCGTTCGTCGACAGTATTCTGCAATCAAAATTGCGTCTGCTACTGCATGAGTTACTTTGAGCTTGGGATATAATTCTTGGGCTTTTCTTTTGGTGATATTTTTATCACCTCCAGTTCGACAGTCAAGGTAATCCATCCACACTATAGGTCTAACTGTCTTAAAAGGAATTCCAAGTGATACAAGCATCCCTCGCAAGAAGCCATTGCTTTGTCCAAATGTGAACGCTGACTTCACTCCCATTTGAGGGCTACTGTGTACCAACTCAAGTTTGGCAGCTACTACAGATTTTCGAAAGTGAGAAACATACTCTATGAGTTCTTTCTCGCCTACCTTAATCTTGCATGCGAATTGTTCATCGCCATCTTCGCTGATGAAGGCTACCCCACCAGAGACTCCAACGTCAATTCCCATATACCATTTCTTGAGTTTAGAAATTCCCAATACATCATCCTTGATATTTTTCGATGTAGGCATCTATCTCCTCTTCGCTTAACAGACGGTTGCCTGTTCTGGTGTTAACAATTTTGCCATCACCATCATAGCGAAAAGAAATATGTTCAGGGGCATCACCCTTTGTCATACGTCCCTTGTTGTATAGATGTCGGTAATAGTTTACAGATTGACGACCCGTATCTAAGTTCTCCAGCAACGTCTTTTCGTGCGGAAACTCTAAACGAACTTGCCTTTCAATCTCTGCATTCGTCATCTTTTTGGACTTGGGTAAAATCTCATTACCTTCAAACAATGTTTTCCAAAAAGCCATGATCCCCAAACCTGTCTTCTTACCATGGGTTCTATGCCATGCTTTTCGAGGCGGGTCTTTAGTCTTTTGAATATCAAGAATCTTCTCCAGATTAGAAGGGTCTACCTTCTCAGCTTTTCTCTGGGAGAGGGATTTTTGACGGGCTTTTTCTTTGCTTAAAGAGGGCATCCTACTACTCACTTTCTTTCTTTACTTGTTCTATGCATTCCATAATTCGAGCTTCGTCAAAACGACCATCCTCGTATTTGAGAATTGCGGATTTCAATAACGCTGGGTCTACTCCAGCAGCTTCTATCTTTTTAACGATATCTGACTTAGGAGCTGCCTTCTTTGCCTTTGCTCTTGATCTTGGCTTAGGTGCAGGTACAGCTTCCTTTGGTACGTTATCGTCATTCTTATCTTCAGAATTCATACGAATATCCTTTAGTAGAGGTTAATTTGTAATATGTATAAGCCTAAGAACATAGCCCTGAGCTGTCAACAGCAAAAAATTATGACAGAAAACAGTACTATTGGTATTGCAATAGAAATCAAATGACGATAGAAATGTTATATCAGGATTAAATTCTGAATTTTGTTACCTATAGTTATCACTTTTGGAGACTTGAAACATGTCACTTTTTGAAACAGAAACAATCGTTGGTTCCACAGAACAAGAAGCATTCTGGGGGGAGCTAGTTGACGGAAATTCACACATCTTTCTAGAAGCCCGTGCAGGGACTGGAAAGACTTTTAGTTGCATAGAAGGTTGCAAGCGATACTTGGATAAACATCCAGACGCTAAGATTGCAATGGTTGCATATAACAAATCTATCGCAACTGAGTTACAGGAAAAGGTTCCTGCTGGAGTCACTGCTTGCACTATGCACAGTCTTGGCTTTAAGGCTGTTCGTGAACGCTACGGTAAAGTCAAAGTTGATAACTGGAAGACTGCTAACATCGCTGAAAAGCTGATGGGGAAACGACAGTGGAAAGGAGCAGGAGCTTCATTCCAAATGGGTCTTCGCAAAGTGGTAAGCCTTGCTAAAAATACCTTGCTAGATTGGGAAGAAGATTACACCCGTCAGTTCAATTCTTTGGTTGCTCATTACAACCTTCAGTTGAATGGTGCTGAGAAAGCTATTAAAGCCCTTATCCCAGAAATACTCCAGCACAGCGAAGATGATGTTTTAGAAAATGGCATCATTGATTTTGATGATATGATTTGGTTGCCAACATTATCTAATTGTTCTGTTGATACCTTTGACATGTTGTTCGTGGATGAAGCTCAGGACTTAAACAAGTCACGACAAGAGCTAGCTCTAAATGCTGTCCGTCATGACATGGAAGACCACGGTCGTCTGATTGTTGTAGGTGACCCAAAGCAGGCTATCTACGGATTCGCTGGAGCAGATGCTTACAGCATGATCAACCTTCGTAATCGTGTGGAGCATCAGGACGTAATGACTCTTCCTTTGACTATCACTCGACGATGTCCTAAAAGCCATGTAGCTTTGGCACAGAAGATTGTTAAAGACATCCAGCCAATGGATGATGCGATTGAAGGCACAGTAATGGATATGCCTATAGAAGCTCTCTATTACGATGAACAGTTTACTGATCCTAACGAAACATTAGTTCTGTGTCGCATGAATGCTCCTTTGATGGCATTCGCTTACCAGTGTATCTCTCGTGATATCCCATGTATGATTCAAGGGAAAGATATTGGTAGCTCACTTGTAACTCTTTGTAACAAGTTAGCAGGTAAAAATATTTCAATGAGTATTCCTGAGTTTCAAACTCAACTTAGTCAGTACCATATTAAAGAAGTTCAGCGATTAGACGCTAAAGCTGTTAATACTCGGGTAAGCAAAACTGCTTATGAAATGCTAGGTGATAAGGTGCAATGCATTGAGTTGCTCTGTGAGGGTGCTAGCATCGTCGGAGACGTTATCAATCGCATTAAGAAGCTCTTTGATGACACTAGCAAGGGTCAACGTAAGAATAAGATTGTGCTGTCCTCTGTGCATCGTGCTAAAGGTTTGGAAGCAGATACAGTCTACATTCTGGAAGAGCAGATGATGCCTCACCCAATGGCAGAGCTGGAGTGGGAGATTGAACAGGAACATAACATTCGTTATGTCGCATTAACCCGAAGTAAAAACACTTTGATATTAGTGAGGAAGTAAAATGAATACTCAAACAGAAATTGTAAAGGTAACAAAAGCCTTAGCGAAAGAGTACCACTTCCTCGATCCAGAAATGGAGGAAGGGAAGTGGGAAGTGAAGGTCACTTTCAAAGACGAATCAGTTGAGTATTATGGCCCGTATAATACTAAGAAAGAGGCTGAGGAAGCTCGACGGGGAATGAAAAAGTCTAAATGGTAAACCTGTTGCTCCCGACAATTAGCTGGTTGTATATCAGCAGGGAGAGCCAAGCTGTGAGTGGCTTTGTAACCGCAGTGTTTCATTGACCTAGTGTCACTTACCCTTTCCGACACTAGTGTCCTCCAAAAGAACTGGCGAGACTACGAGTCCGGTGTAGTCCAAAACCGTAACCGAGTAAGATTGTGTCTTGCGTAAGTCGGATAAGCCAATTCTTTCTTTAAAGGAACTTAAAAGTGAAGACAAAAATACATATCAATCAACACATCATTAAATACAATCGTAAACACAATAAATCTGAACCATGCATTACGGTTAAAGATTATAAAGAAAATAGATACGCAAGTACTGTTTATATCGTAGATAGCGAAGGAGAAGTCGTAGCCAAGGTTATCTACAGTCCAAACAAACCCCTTACCTGCGGAGCAGAGTGCTGGGTAGAAACAGAACTAAAAGTTGTCACAGAAGATAAGGAGCTTACTAATGGCTAGCTATAACGATAAACAAATGTCAGAAATGATGGAACAGGTTCTTCTCTGGAAGAGGGAACTCAGTAAGATAGAACAGCTGTCATTGTTATTTGAAGAGATCGATGAGGGGTCTTTGGCAGTGGAAGAAGAGCTGTCATTGTACGACCCAGAGGCTGTATCCCCAGAGATAGTAGATAACTACTGGTCAGACTACAACAGAACAGCGCGTCTCATGAGGAGCTTACAACAGGCTAGTAGATTTATTATGGAGTACATCTATCCTGAAGCCTTTTCTGAGATGAAAGTTAAGTTAGCTTCAACAGGCATTTACAACAGTGAACGTAAGTGCAGTAAGTGTGGAGTAAATATAGAAATGTGTATAAACGCAGAGGAACTCTGCATAGATTGTTCTAAGGAGAAAGAAAATGAGTAGCGATAAGATGATTAAGGTTTTAGGTATTCAATGGTCTGGAGAAACAATACAAACTACTGTAAAGCAAAATACAGCTCTGGAAGAGATGAAAGCTATTGCAGGGTATGATGTTGGTCAGCCTGTGTTTTTAGATGGAGTCACTATGATTGTTAATGACAATGGCATTATGGATGGTGACCCAATAAACAAAGTAGCAACCAGCTACTTACATGGAACAGTACTTCATCACCTTGGTTCAATTACCCCAACAGGTATTCACGGAAATGTTTTCTTAGTTGGAGATATAGGTGATGAAGTGTGGGTTGATTGTCCGATTAAAGAGATGGAAAGAGTCGACCATATCAAACGTGCTTATGGCATGGCGATACAAGAAAACTGTGAAGGTTGGGTAGACGTTTCTGTAAATTAAACTGGGATGCTGACAGGGTCTAGTTAAACTCTCGGACTAGGCTACATATGGGGTGTAGTCATTCCCTGTCAGCTTTTTAATAAATAAGACTGTATGGAGCTGTTGACAGAACGCAGTCTATAAATCAGAATTGTTATTGAAACGGTTCGGTTCACGCCTCCTTGGGTTTGTTAGGCTCCTCCCAAGGGGGCTTTTTTATTCGCTCAAGCATACCCTATGACGGGTCACCACTGGCATCTCTATTAGAACCATTGCTTGCGTTACCTGCGTAAGCATCTGCACAGGGGTCTTGCAAAGTTTCAGCAAAACCAACATAAGTTGCGCCGGGATTCCATCTTGCTTGAAGTTGAGTAACAACAGGATCGTTGCCAGCCTTTACTGCTTTAACTAGTATTCCGTCTTCCCATGAAAAAGTATATATAGTGCTACCGTCTCCTCCTAATATAGATATGTTTCCACTTAGGCCGGGCTTTGTCCATTTCATTTTTGTAGCACTATTATTATGTCCTCTAACAGTTAAATGCTGTCCTGCTAATGAACCGCTACCATATGATGAGTAGGCTTGACTCATATGTACATCATCATTTGGAAATATAAGTTTTCCTGTACTAGTAGTTTTATTACCAGCAGGAGAATGGCTTCCTCCTGCTGCTAAACTACCTCCGATAGGTTCTGATTCAGCATCAGCAGGAGCTATTGGCACTTGGCAAGTAAGAGTATACCCACTAGTCCCTGCTCTCTCTGCTCCAACTAAAAAATCAATGCGTGGAGGTTCACCAGTAAACCTATCACCTATCTCTAAATAAGAAGCTAACTTAGGCGCACGACTCCAACGTATAATATTTCCATCTGACCATAGAACACCTCCTCCAATTTTTCGAGAAGGATTAAAAGAGATAAGCATTTCATTTTCTTTTAAGCCTCCTGCTTGCGAGTAAGCATATCCACAAGCATCACCTTCGACGTAATCATCTCCTCTTTTATAACTTCTTAGCATGGTTTGTTTGTTTACCCGCAGAAACTTTACAGTTTCAATACAGTCATCATGTCCATACTTGTCGATTCTTGCAGTGTTCTTTCCAGAGGCCTGACTCATGTTAGGCCCTCTATCTACAGTTGCACATATCTCGCCACCTCTTAGATTAAATGCTCCTCTGGGGTTGGCGAGCCAGAACCTCATTTGCTCATTAAACCAAGCAAAGTAACGCTCCCCTGCTGTTAGTGCGACAGAATCGTCTATGTTCTTAACTTCAATATCTTTAAGTGAAGCATGAAAAACTAACGCTTCATCCCCATTCTCAGAAATTCCATATTCAATAGAACAAGTCCCTACAGCACCTCCAGCAATGTCTTCGTCAGGTTTAATTAATGCCCAACGAAAAGCAGGTTCCATCCATCTTGCATGGTCAGGTGGACTAGGACTTTCATTGGACACTCTTCTACTGAGAGCTTCATGGTATTCGTGAGAATTGCTGTATTCACCCGCAGTTCCTCCTCTACCGTACCCCTCAGTCTCCATATAGTCCTCCTCAGAGGCTATAGGGCAGCTTTCAATGATAGTTACAGCTCCACGTCCAGTATTCTTCCAAATGATCTTAGAGAGGTCGTGAGAAGGTTCAAAAGGAATATAGCCTTGGTACACCTCTCTTACAATTTTTTTATCACCTCTAACCCTAGCTTTTATCCAACGAAGGGCGCGTTCCTGAACCTGAGTTGCAATTTGGCTATTGTTAATAGGAAGAATTGAACCTTCATTAGCAGGGTCTTCATTAGGTTCTCCTGCACCATGCAGCCTTGCTGCCCATTGAGCTGGCAAACTGTCATGAAGTATTTGACAAGTTCCAGCTTGAAGTGTTACGTCTTGAGGTGCTTCTGGAACGTATGCAAGTAATGTTTTTGTGTCTTTTTCAACAGCCCAACAAGGATGATTGTGCCAGTAATCATTAGCAGTTACTTCTTGAGGGTCATCAGATGTTTGCCAGTTGTAATCTAGTCTAGGAAAGATAACCCAAATTTTTTCTGGGAGAGTTAGGCCATTACTGTCGTTACTTACTTCAAGTAGTTCTGATTTATACTTTTCTCTTTGTGTGTCAGAAGTTGAAGGAGGTTCAGTTCCCATATCCCAGACAGAAGAAGTTCCGTCTAAGTTTCTTACTATGGTATGCTCTATATCATTTAAGGTGTGATGAAAAGCATCTAAAGCATTAACCCCAAAGTAGTAATAATTTTTTGGGCCTTCAAGACTGTAGTTAGCGTTAGCGTGGTCTAAAGAAGATTGCGTTCCCCACAAGTCATCTAGCATTGTTTTCCAAGTGAAGCCCTCGTGTCTCTTGTACACTACGCTAGCGTCATTATCTAACCACCATCTAGTTTTAAGATTAAACGCACCTACATATCTAGATAATTTATGCCAGTATCGATAGTCAACAACTTTGACTAAGTACATCTGATCTTCATAAGGATCAGATGTTATGCTGTCCCCACTGTCATACCCTGCTTCTAAAAAACTTATTCTAGAATATTCTTCATCATGTTTAGTGATGTCTTTTCTAATTACACCTGTAACAGCATAGGCTTCTACAGCGTACAGTTTTTTTATTTCTGTTTCTATGTGGTTGCCTGTAGTAGCACCACCGAAAGCTGGATCATTCCCTGCTTCTAATTCTGCTGCTTCATCTTTGATGACTATTGAGCAATTATCAAAACCTTTACCTTCCCAGATTTGAGGAAGAAAGTTTCTTACATCATTAGCTCTAAGTAAAAACCAAGCGTACAGCTCGTTCCTTCCTCTACAGCTATAATGAATTTCATTAGCTTTATTAAGAAGAGTTTCTACATTCTTTCCTCGTTTCCTGCGATCTGCAATTAGATACGCAGGATTAAACAAAGTAAGAACTTTTCCGTTAGCAGTTAACTCTATTCTTGTATGCCTAGCACCTGCATAAGTCATAAGCTACTTCTTTCAAAATCCAGATTTTAATTCGCTCAAGCATTACTCTTCAGGAGCTGGTTCTGGTTGTGCGCCAGTTCCTGCCATGATCCCAGCCTGAGCAGACTCAGCATTACGAGCATCTTCTCTTATTTGATTTTCACGCTCTTCTGCTTTGTAAGTTAAACCAAAGGGTACGATTTCGTAATCAACTTCACCAAAGTTTAATTGCACTAAGTGCCTAAAAATTTGTTGATCAGCATCAGAAATTAACCAGCCAACCATCTCTTGAAGAACAGCAAAGAATGCCTCTTCAGGAATTTGCCTACCAGTCATACCACCAAAGCCACTTGTTGCATTTTGAAAAACTTCTGGAGGAATCCCCATTCCCTCAAATAATTCTTCCTTTAGACTTTGACCATACTCACTTAGACCTGCTGGAACAGGGCTAGACGAAGGAGCTTGATACTCCCAACTTCTAACTCCTTCACCGCCTTGAGTATTAGGTAAGGTCAACGTACCACCAGTACGTTTCTTCTCAATCATCTCTCTAGCTAAGTCTTTGTTAGAGATTTGAAGACCGTCTTTCGTTCGTGTAATTCCCGGTGGGTGATACATAATACCACCTTCAAATGCATTCTTATGGAACCACAAACGACGAATGTCTCGATAGCCTCCGTCAGACCACATCTCCCACCAAGGTATGTGCGCACCGTATAAACGGGATAAACCATACCATGGGTGATGAGTTCTCCAGTGAACGTGCCAGAATCCTTTTGGAGTACCTAGAAAGATTTTGTTCCGACCCTGTTGAGTAATTGGGTCTGGCACATTCCTTACAGTAAACCCTACAAGTCTACCTTGATGAGTCACACAGGCACAATCCTGTGAGTGAAGGTCTTTGAGTGTATCAAAATGAATATTACCATCCACAACACGATACATAACTTCACTAGCTGAGTAACCCCACTCTACAGCCTTCAAAGCTCTGGCAGCAGAATTTCTCCAGAAACGAGTTACGTTCTTAATAAGAAACTGTTTTACTTTTTCATCTTCGCACTCAATTTTAAATCTTGAGTTTGCTAAGATTGGCCCTTTAACTAACCAAAGACCAAAAATGACCCGAGGGTCAGCCATCATCTCAGAGATAACAGTAAGTCCAAAAGGAGGGCGATTACGGGCAAACAAGAAGATACCTTGATATCCACTTGGCATGTAATCCCCTGTCATCGGGTTGCCTAATAGTTCTGATGCTTTAACCATTTATTTACTCGTTTTGCGTATAAAGTCAGCTCGAATTTTATCAGCCTTGTCGGAGTCCTCATGTATTGCATACATAACATTATAAACTCTCTCAGCGGTTAGCACTCCATCACTATTTCGATGTTGAACTTCTCTTTTAGCTTCTATGTAGGGTATCCACAAATAAAGATAATGAAGTTGTGAGTTACTTAGCTCGAAGGGGTTGATTCCGTAGGTTGCTGCGACATTAGCATGCTGACGTATTTTTTTTTAATATCCCACATCAATTTAGTAGCTTCTCGGGCTACAAAAAATGCATCTGTGCTAGATAATTCACAGTCGTAGTGTTCATGAACTAAAGCTGTAAATTTTGGAAGCCATTGAAGAACTGAATTTTCATCTTCAATATTAACGCCATCTTGCGCTCTAGAAACTAAATGATCAATGTAAATTACTTCTTCTTCCAGAAGCACGTTACCTTCCTCATCTTTGACTGAAAGAATGCAATCAAGATTAGGTATTACAAGTTCTTTACCTGTTGAAGGCATAGCTACTCTCCTATGTATAGTGATTTCTAATAAAGTTAGTCTGACTTTTTGTAAAGATTGGCGACTTAACCAATCGTGGGTTCATTTGTTTTTTATTCCCTTGCAATGCAACAGGGGAAAGACCATTAGGACTACCAATAATATCATACTCCATATCCCACTGGGAGAGCCAAAGTTCTTGCTCACCCCCACCCTTCCTTGTGATCTTATTCCTCTTTTGACTGCATACTGCATAACCTTCTCCCCATCGCATCGTTCTGGGGGGAGTGGTTGGTAAGTGAATAGATAATGCTTGGCCTGTAACTCTAATACGGTAAGTTTGAGGCCCGTGACTTTGAATCTGTCCTGCTCGTTGACTAGATGCACTAAATCTAGATGTTGTAGTATCTGCTACTTGTTGTCGGTCTCCTATTTGTTCCATCCCATCAAGAGGAATTACTCCACCATATGCGCCTGCGTTATACGGTGCTTCCTCTGAATAAGAGCTTCCCTTTTTTTGTTCTTTATGACCGTCTTGACTTTCACCAATATCAGTTGGGTCTTCAGGCATATCTAAAGGTACAGTCTTAGCGTTTTGATGGTTTTCTATAATTTCTACTGAAGATTCATGATGAAGTATCGTACCGTTTTTATCGTAATCTTTAGTCACATACTCTGGAGTATTGTGTTCGCTAAATGACTTATTTGTTTTTTCACGAACTTGGTACCAAAAGTCAGGGCTATTTTGACAAGGCTCTTGTCGAGCATCTCCTTCAAACGCTGCTTTTTTTGCACCTCGCATATTAAATGCGGGTCTTTCTACCGGATCCCAATCCTGTAAAATTATTATCCCTTGGGTGATAATGTAAGAGTCACGCACAGGAGGATAGTTGTCTGCAGGCACTTCTACTGTGATCCGGTATGACCAACCCTCTTTATCGTATGGGTGATAGAGACTCTCGTTCCATAACTTCCAATTCCAACTTTGTTGAGTGTCACCTCTATTTTGATTTTCCATATATCGAGTAGGATCGCAACCAAAGCGAAGCATGAACGGAGCTTCTTGTGGTCTACAACCTATTAGTTCCCACTGGAAGTTAAAACTAAACTCTCTACCAAAAACACTTTCACTCATAGTGAATGATACAGGCAACGAAAGAATGTCACTTCCAGTTTGAAATCCAGAGAACCCGCCTTCACCACCAGCAAAACCAGTCCAACCAACTTCTTGTCCACCTTCTTCACCTGCCCTCATCATCTTTAAGGCAAATCTAGATCGAATAATTAAAAGGAAAACATAATACGGATACAACCTTCGATAGTATGGATCAAAACCTTTAGCTAATTTCATTCTTCCAGAAAGATTAGCAACCCAAACTTTCCACCCAGTGTAGTTTGTATTCGTAAAAGTAGACTTTTGAGCTATACCAGATTGAATCGTATAGTCTACAGAAATGTCGGGAGAACCCGGAGGCAAAGGCCAGCTAGTATGATGTTCTTTGTCTTCAATGTTTACAACTAGTTCAGACTTATCATCGTTTAGGGAATACTTTCTGGTACGGATGTATCCATTTAGTAGAGGAGGTTCAAAGTATTTTCTGTAATCATCTGCACTTCTAAGAATTTCAGTTAATTTATTTGGGTCTACATACCCTCGTATCTTAATTAGAGCTTGATAGTTTTTAGTCGTGTGACCGCAGTCATCAATATCCCAAGATTGGTTATAGGTTACTCCCATTATTTCTACGGGAAGCGCGCCTTCTGCTTGTGGTACATTAAAAATAGTAGGCTTTTGTTCTTTGACTCCATTTGCTAACACTTCACATTCAGGAATGCAAAATTCAATCTCGTATTGAACTGATGCAGCTTTATTTGCTGCAATAGGTTTCCAGCTCATTGATTGTGGTTTTGGCCCATAACTAACATCGTGTAATCCGTTAGGCTCATACGGATCATTAATATTTAATTCATAACCAAAACCCATGTCACTGCATCTTAAATGCCTAGCAGGTTGCATTAACCTTCTTCGTAAATGTGCTAATGCAGGGTCAATAGAATGTTTATCGGTAACTTCCCCACCACCACCTATGGCTAAATTTGAGCTATTTCCATCTCCTGCTAGGTCTACATAAGGGTAGTAATTAGCAGCTTCAGCACCTACTTCTCCTAGGTAACCTGTATCTTGCAACGTAATAACAAACTCTACCTTAAGAGCGTAACGAACATACATAAGGCTTCGTTTTGATTTATCGTAAACAGGAGTAGCATCTATCGATGAACGAAGAGCAGGGGGAAACCTAAAACCGTTGTACTTTAGTTGGCCCTGTGTAGATACAAAGGAAACATTTCTTCCAGTTGTCATAATTAACTCCTATTAAGGTGCTGCGTCGCCCCAGATATTTGGGCCACCATCCATTACACCTAAAGCTCCCCTAGGGTCGCCTACCCATTGTGCAAGGTTGTCCCATAGAGGGTCTACTTGTTCATCATCACTTCCTAATAACCAACTTGTTACCCAGTCAAACATTCCTCCAATACCTTCTAAAAGTTCAGGTATCATTAACATGTCGAGTAGGGCTTCAATCACAAAATAAATAGCTTCTATAATTACCATTATGAGAGCTAAAATCATGTTTATAAATTTTGCAATTACCGTAATGATGTTCATTATAAAAGTTACGATAGGTACTATTATTCGCATTAAAATTTCTTTAGTGTCTTCAAAACTAGTAAGCAACTCTCTTCTACTGTCTTCGTAATCAGCAAACTGTTCGCCCATTCTTCCAGCACGACCCATTCGTTTTTCCATCAGCTCAAGTTCTGTATTAACTCTCGCTTCAATCATCGCGCCACTAAAGCCCATGATTTCGTTATAGGCTTCTTCTACCGCAGCATTTAATTGCATAAATACTTCGAAGCCTTTTTCCATGACCTCGATAAACATGTCTACTCCTTTTAAAGGAGCAGAGAAGACTTCATCAATCATATCTCCAGCCATAGCATTGATAGGGTTTCCCCCACCACCGCCACCGTCACCTCCTCCTCCCCCAAGGAGACCACCCATCATGCCACCACCACCGCTTCCACCACCCCCACCCAGACCTTCTTCTTCAGAAGAGGTAGGTTGTACTGCGCCTTTTGTAGCAATCCCTACGCCTATCTTCGCTGCTTTGGAGGCTTTTCCAAGAGTACCCGCATACTGATCTCTAGCAAGACCAGCACCAGCTCGGGCCATCCCCCCAAAGAAACTTAAAGCATCTCCAGCACTACTTGCTCCAGCAGTACTTCCCGCAGCAGCTATGCTAGCTTTTCCCATAGCTTTAACGTGGCCCATACTGTCGGTATCAAATTTAGAAGATATTTCTGGGTTGTGTACCCCACCCATATCTGCAGCCATATCTCCCGCAGCGTCTTCTATTAAGTCTCCCCCTACGTCTTCTGCCAAAGTTGAAAGACCTGTTTCGTCTTCCCCTACCCCACTACCAATGACATCAGGGTCTTGTTGTCTTGCTTCAGCAGAATTAATAATTCCTTCGCTAATAACATTTTCGTCATCGTCTACAACTTCAACATCTAAAATGTTATCATCATCTTTGTCAGAAGTACCTGATGACATTTCTGGAGAAGGTACACTAGAACTAAGGTCTTCTGCAAAACCTGTTTGAGTTCCCGCAGGCATATCATTGTAGAAATCTTTAGTCATTTCTACTGCTCGGGCAAGATGCTCCTCTTTTATCTTTCCACCAAAATCACTGATCGTCTCAAATACAACAGCCCACATTTTTCCCATGTCAGCTAAAGAAGGCATTAGCTGTTCTGGTTCAATTTGTACAGGCTCTAGTTGAGCTTCAGATTCAATTTCTTCTGGAGTTTCAGGTTCAACAAGTTTATTGCCACCAATTCCTACCCGAGTAAATTCATCATGATCTATTTTAGATGGGCCTTGGCGAGCTTCCAAAAATTCCTGATGAACGCTTTTACCACTTTGGCTAAGAGCTTCATGATAAGTCATGGACGGTTTGCCTGACTCATCCCTGCTCTCGTCTACTAATTGTTTAGCACGAGAGTGCATCTCCTTAGACATGTCAGACTGAGTATTTGTTGGTTTAGGAGATTGAGCTTGAGAGGGTTGAACCTTATCAGAAGAGTCTCCCTGAACCTTGATAGTTACTTCATGTTTAGAATTAGCCATCGTCTATTTCCGTTCTTATTACTGGGCCAGCGTATGACGGGATTACAGGGACTTCAAACTTTTTACGAAATGGAGAGCCTGCCCTCTCAGCACGACTCTCCAATTCTTTATCCGACCAAGAACTACGAATTCTCTCAGACTCTTCAGCTATATGAGCATCCAGTTCTGCTACCTCTTCATCAGAACGTGGGCCTCTAGCGAAGAGCCAAGAGATTCGATTGTCAAACCTACCGTAAGACATTTCAATTAGCTATACCACACAATGTCACTGTTGTAAGAAGCCAGATAGCCACTACCTGAACCGTGAGGGTATACCTGAAGTCTTAGTGGTATTCTTTTTAACCTGTTAGCAAGTTGAATTCTAACAGGAAAATTTGTTGCTAATCGAGTTTCTGCAAATGTTAAAGTTGCGGGAGCAGCGGAGGTGTTAGCATCAGCTCTGGTCAGTATGGTTGCACCACCTTGATCAGTGTGAACATCTCCCAAAACTCCAGCTTTACCTTCAGTTGCATGCGAAGGCCAGTAAACATTTCCAGCATCTGCTGTAGCAGGTTTAGCTATTCCATACTCGATTAAAGTAGTGTTAACAGTAACATCTACTCCTCGGTAAATTTCATTTTGAATTGCGTCACCTAAGTTGTCTCCACGAACTGGTTCCGAGTAATAGTTGTGTTCAATCTCGAATCCATCTTCAGTGGCTCCAACGTATGTCCCAGCATACGTCATGTAATAAGCACCAGCGATTGGTTGTAAAGTTAGACCCATTTGTCTATTCCTTTGTCTTAAAGTAGTTCATTAAATTTGCGTCTTGGTTATCGCCACTCTCAATGTACTTAACTAATTCCTCTAAACATTCATAACAAGTTGCTGCGTTAGGGTTTGTTGTAAAGAATGAAGGATAATCAGGGTTGGACTCGTTTCCTACATAATAGTTCTGTTTAGCTCTGTCGCAAAAAAACGTCCATCTTTTTATAGGATGTTTTTCAAACAATGTTTGTCCCAGTTTAGAGACCGCTATTGTGCCATCTACCTCACCATTTTCATCCGGTCGTAATAAACAAGCGACATCTAAAGGAGATACGTTGTTTTTACATTTTGGACATTTGGTAGAAACATCTTTCATCAACCTTTTATTTTTAAAAGGAAGATGCTTTAATATTTTACGCTCACTGCAGGCTGGATTTTTACAAATAACAGGATGCATGTGAATACGAGGCTTGTAAATGGGCATTATGTGTAATTACCTACTCCATTGCTATAGAAAGAGCTAAACCTTGTTGCTTGGTTAAACCTACATTCCATAACTAAACCAGATGCTGAAGTTTCATCACTGTTAAACCATGTACCAGTTACTGGTAAAGGGTTAGGGTCAGCAGAAACCCATCTAAGTTGTTCTAACATTCCTCCAGAAGCAGAACTATGATCTTCTTCAATCATGTCATTAACCTTCTGTAGGATAGTTTGATTTCTATGAACTTTTCCTATTATCTTTCTACAAAAATCTTCAATACCTACGAGTCTCTTTGTGTAAAGAGATTCTCCAAGTTTATCGAAAGGAACATAACTACTTCTAAAAGTCACTGCACAAACAATATCGTAACTTTCATGTACCCCTAAATCTGCTTGAATGTCATCAGACACTGCTGACCAGTTTGAACCGTACACAGACACAAACCTTTGACCGCAGGACGGAGGGGGTTCAGGCCCGGGCATTACATTGCACTCTAAGTCCCCTAAGTCTAATTCAGACCTAAGATGGTCACGAGTTGCGATAAGTAATCTTCCTAAGCTCATAATTAAAATCTGGTTATTAGTACCTATAGTTGTTTAAGTTGTTCCACTATTGCTTTAGTAGCTTTTACCATAGCTCTTTCAACAAACACTTCTTCGTTTCCAAATAAAGGACGAACCGCATTCTGTTTGTCTGCGTAAGGAACTTCAGAGCCTAATTTTACCCTTCCATCTCCCAATTCATATATCTGATCTTTCTTCTTATAGTACCTGTTTCCAGACATTTTTGCAGGTTTAATACTTTCTACCAATCTTCCAGAGCGTATTAAAATAGGAACATTCCCACTACTAACCATCTTCTTTGCGTCTTTCTCACCCATTACAGCAGCAAGACGACCAAAAGCAGTAGTTTTATACTTTTGTTTTTTAGTAGCAGGATTGCTTTTTTTATTACGCTTAGAAAGTAAGCTCCCTAAGCCACCTTTCTTTTGAGTAAGACGATTACGTTTTGTCTTTTCAGATAAAGGTTTCCATTTCATTCCGCTTTCATCTGCACCACCTTTAGACTTTGTTAAGAATGCTTTGTGAGCTTCTTCGTAAAAAGTGTGTGCAAAGTGACCCCAAAAAGCATCTCTTAGCTTTTCAGTTTCAGGAGTTTTCTTTCCAAGAGCTAGTGCTTTAGGTAAATCCTTTACTAAGCCTTGAAGTTTAGCACCTTTAATTTTCATAGCCACTCAAATGGGAATCTTGGACTGAGGTCTTGTTTACCGTATGTACCACCAGTAGAGATCGTAGGATGAACTCGAATCTTGTGAGTTCGGAAACGATCATCAATATGTACATTGGACATTGCAGGAGTAAGGTCTTCTCTTGTCGGAAGTCGAGGAATGATTCTGTTGAACTTGTACACTTCTTCCAGAAGAGCGATAGTCTCTTCGTACTTATCAGAGAATAGAGCAGGGTTACCTCTTCTCTGGGAGAGAAGGTAGCATGCGATCCATGTAGCCCAACGTCTCACAATAAATGAGGTTTCTAAATCCTTTTCGTCGTAATTTAGACCTGCATAGAAGTTAACCATCTCCGTGGCTTCGCCTGTGACTTCATCAATCATAGAGCTGTCTTCAGAACCACCTAAATCGTCTGAACGCAAATCTATACCAGACGCACCAAGCACTCGTTGCATTTCAGCTCTGCTAGTGTATCTATAAGCTAGTGTTTCTACAGCCATTAAGTCACCTTATCCAGTTGACGAACTTCTATCTCTAATTCATGTCTTCCAGCAGACGCTCCAGAGGCCCATGTATACTCAAAAAGAGCTACATGAGTTTCGTACCCACCTACTCTAATTTTAGTTCCTACAATCGGATTATCCGCAGGTTGAACTGACCAAGTCAGAACTCCCCCAGAAGTTATAGTCACATTGTTTGTGTTTTTTACATCCTGATCGCTTCTGCTATTAATAATTGTACCGGATTCTTTGTCATACAACGTCAGTGTGATTGCATGTAAAGAAGACAAAGATAAAGCAGATGCGGTTTCATCTGTTAAATTAGCTGTATATAAAGCAGAAGAATTTTCAGCAACTCGTCTGTCTTCTTTGGAAAGAGTTGATTTAGACATTGTTTTCCTCTAGTTAAGAGTCTCATTCTTAATCCGAGAAGTTGTAAATTTCTCAGAGGCTAGACTAGGAATAGTTAATGATTCAGTTTTGATTCTTGGATAATTTAAGTCTTCATTTTCAAAAGTTACAAGTCCTGTACCTGTGCCTTCTACATCAGGGTTAGCACTTAATCCTCTAAGCACTATAGCACTTACAGTACTAGTACTTAAAAACGCAGGTACAATTAAATCTCTAGTTGCCATTAACCTGACCTTGTTCTAGAGGTTGGATTTGTTCCGTCATCAGTAGTCCAAGTCATAGCTGTGTCACTACCGTTTAATTTCTTTCCTGTAATGGTAGTTCCTGAGACTGCAAACTCGCCAACACAGCAGTAGATCATGTACAACAGTTGTGCTGGGGTAGCAGCAGCTCCGTCAGCAGCGTAACTTTCTGACTGGGCTGTTGTCCACATTGCGTCCATCTCTGCTTTAGTTGGTGGGTCGTAAGCATTTAATGCATCGGTTACCTCAGACTGTACTTCTGAGTCCCAAGCACTATTCCAAGGAACCGCTGAGAGGCCAGCACCATTAGCACCAATGACTGCGGTATCCACTAAAATATCGTCTACAATACCGTCAATGGTTGCTAATGTAGCGGGAAGAGTTGTACTAGTATCTACCAGAATATCATCAACAATTCCATCTATAGTAGCTAAAGTTGCTGGAAGGGTTGTACCAGTATCTACTAGAATCGAGTCTACAATCCCATCTATAGTAGACAAGGTCGAAGGAAGAGTGGTTCCAGTATCTACTAAGATGTCATCTACGATCCCGTCTACTACATCAATTTTAGAGATAGCAGAATCTAGTAGTAAATCTAATCTACCGCCATTTACCCAGTCACTTTGTAGCTCGTTAGTATCAACTAAAATCGTATCTACAATTCCATCTACTACGTCAATTTTAGAAATAGCAGAATCTAAAAGAAGGTCTAATCTTCCTCCATTTACCCAATCAGCTTGTAACTCATTTGTATCCGCAACAATCGCTGCAAGTTGAGTACTATTGCTATCCATCTCTGCACGAATCTCAGCAACAGTAGGAGCAGAACCCCCGCCTCCCGTTGTCCAAGCAGAATCGCCCCTGTCTCTAAGAGCTTGTAAACTGTCTGTTGTATTGACATAATCATCCCAGTCAGCAGTTGATTCTTTGCTAACCAGTTTGGCAATGATAGAGTCATCTACAACGTCTGAACCAGCTACAGATGCAGATACAAGATGATCTAAACCAATAGCCACTAGAGCATCATTACATTCAGATTGAACCTCTGCATCCCACGAGCTATTCCAAGGTACTGCTGTTAACCCTGCACCCGCAGTACCGATTTCAGCAGTATCAACTAGAATGTTATCTACAATTCCATCTATGACATCGACCTTAGATATGACTGAATCAAGAAGTAAATCTAATCTACCTCCGTTTGCCCAATCACCTTGAAGCTCATTCGTATCAGCTAGAATTGCAGCTACCTCTGTATCCAGAAAATCATCAATGGTGGTTAAAGTAGCGGGAATAGTAGTTCCGGTATCAACTAAGATGTCATCTACAATTCCATCTATAACATCAACTTTAGAAATGACCGAGTCGAGAAGAAGATCAAGACGACCGCCATTAGCCCAATCCCCTTGCAGTTCATTAGTATCTGCAAGTATTGCTGCAACTTCAGTATCAAGGAAGTCATCGATAGTATCTAACTTCCCGTCTAATGTTGTTCCAGTGTCAACTAAAATGTCGTCTACGATTCCATCTACGACATCAATCTTAGAAATAGCTGAATCAAGGAGTAAGTCTAAACGACCCCCGTTAACCCAGTCTGTCTGAAGTTCATTTGTATCTACTAGGATCGTATCCACGATACCGTCTACAACATCAACCTTAGAAATAACAGAGTCTAACAATAGGTCTAATCGCCCACCATTAGCCCAGTCTGCTTGAAGCTCATTAGTGTCTGCCAGAATAGCTGCGACCTCAGTATCTAAGAAGTCATCTACCGTATCTATCTTCCCATTGGTAGTACTGAAAGCAGAATCCATTTCAGCTTTAGTTGGTGCATCGTAATCAGACAGTGCGGTGTCACAGGCTGCATTTATTTGATCGGTGGCATCAGAACCCTCGATGCTAGCCACATCGACACGACCATCGCTGTTAAAAGCATTAGCACTAGCCCCAAACATGGCATCATAGATCGCCTCCTCCAGAACATAAAATGTTTTGAATACAGGTAATGCACCTGACTCGTGACATGCTACTAATAGTTCACCACATGTGTTCGTATCAGTTGCATCTAAAACAACAATGTAGAAACCTATTTCATCGTGCGTAGATGTAGAACTTTCGTTCTTCTGGGCAAAGTTGCCTCCACCTTTAGAGAGTCGAATGTCTGCTTGGCTGATAGTTAAACCAGTCTCTGCTGTTTTACCATCCGTATCATCTAAGAATGGCCCAAAACGAAATGTATAGGCTGTAGATTGTTTTAGAAACATTCTAAGGAGTCCTTAATTGTTGATATGTATTATGAACTATTGCTGAGATTGGAACGGAAGCACTTGCTGCATCTTGAGTCTCTAAATAGGCTATAGTGACATGCATTTCGTCACCAGCCATCATTCCTCCACCATCTCCTGCCATCATTGTTAATCTTAATTTTAAGTTAGACCAATCACTTATAGATACTCCAAGACCGTTAAAGGTATGAGACAAATCCCCCCAACCACTGGTAGATACCGAGGTGAAAGTATTTGATACTCGACTTGTAGACCCTTCTAGAAGTTCAACTTTAAGTTGAGGGGGATTTCCTGTCCAAGCATTATCTGATGTCTTTGCTCTAGCTTTTAAGTAAGCATTCCCTGCGTCAGGAGTGTCTACATCACTGAGCCTAACGATACATATTTCATTGCTTCCATTGTCAGTTACTTTTATGTAAGTCGTGCTGTCATCAGTACTACTCTCATCAATACTTGTGTACAGCGTACTACCACCGGATTTGTCAGTCCAGTTACCATCTGTATCATCTGCATCTGGTCGAGCGTATTGAGCCATTAATTTTCTTTACAGTGAGGACAGGAATCTGAATTTTGCTGGTAAACGATTGTGTCGTTGATTATTTGATATTTTACCTCATAATGCTTTTTGCATTTATTGCAGTAACGTATCTGCTTAATAATCACTGTTCTAGTTTCTCTATTAAGGTTTCTAGAGTATCTACTATCTTATTATGACGTTCTTCGTGCTTTTCTTGCTGATCATCTAGTAATCGCTCGTAATGGTCTCTCTGGGAGAGTAATTGAGAGCCAAAACTTTGTTGCATGTCTGATATCTGGTCTTGGTGTCGAGGCATTACCACTTTTGTCGTGTACCACAGATACCACCCTAACAAACCGGTTGCACTGACAGTTCCCCATTCAAAATGAGTGATTCCATCAGTTGCTGCAAGAAATGGGGGTAAAAATGCAAATAGTATTTTCATATTTCTACTAAGCGAAAAATAATTTCTTTGCGTGACCAAATAACATAAAAATGAGCTTCGCCACTTTCTTTTTTACAAGCCTAATTGCTTTACCAAAAGCAGCCCATAATTTTTCTGCTAACATTAATAGCATTTTGCTTCTCCTAAAAAAAGAACGGGCTACAGGCCAAATGCCCATAGCCCGTTCGTGCTTACTAGGATCGACTAATCTTAGAAGTTCGCTACTTTACCGTATGCCAAGCACTTAGGTACATAGAGAACAGGAAGACCATTGTCGATCATCTTCAGTTCCATACCAGCAGGGTCAATTACATTTGTTGACCAGCTATGGAAACCATATACCTGCTTACCGTTGTCCATGATGTTTTCTTTCACGAACTCAGAAGCATTTACATATCCGATCCAATCTGGAGATGGATCAGGCATGAAGATAGCGTAGTTATCAGGAATGAAGAGACTGCTGTTAGCGACTGTGTCACTATCAACATTCTGATCAACATTCAAAACGCCATCGTAGATATGGAAGGTCTGAAGTGGTAGACCACGGAAGACTACGTCGAAACCGCTATCTGGAATACCTTCTTCAGATGTCTGAGCGCGAGCAGTCAGAGAATCGAAGATACGGTAAGCAGTACCAGCTACGTTTTGTAGGCTAGTGTTGCTCAACAGCAACTCGAAAGTAGAGCTGTTAATCCAAATGTGACGAAGTGGACGACCTTGAAGTCGTTCAAACGCTTTATTGATGTTCAAAACATGTTTGACAACATCAGTAGAAGCAGTTTGCCATCCAGCATCGATAATATCAGAACCGGTTCCTAGATCGAGCTGATCAAGGTGAGCTGCGGGTAGATTGTAATCTACGTCAAACGTACCTGCACCTTTTTCAACTGGAACCCAAGATTCGCCATTCTGCTTAATACCAAAACCACCACGAAGCATGCGAGAGATCATGAACTCACGAGAGTTACGAAATCGCTGCGTCATGTACTCAAGTTGACGAGTAATGTAGTTCTGACCATTCACATCGACTGCACCGAACTGCTGTCCGAGTGGACGAGTACGGAAGATTTCTTCGTGAAGAAGAGTAATCTTTTCGAAGGAACGATAAGCTACCGAACTGACATGACCGACTGCTTTACGCTGTACGGTTGATGGCCCAGTTCCGGGCGCACGACCTTCAGCGATCAGACGAGTCTTGTCGAAAATATCCCAACCGACATAACGACCAGAAACATTCTGATTCGCTGCCTGTCCGGGCTTCATATTAAAGAAGCTCTGAAACAGGGTCATTGGGGTCTTGATGCGGGAAACAACCCGAGTAATTACGGGAGTCTGCATCAACTGTTGAAGAGTGATTTCTCCAGCCATAATTTAATTTCTCCTAGTAATTATTAAGTTGCTACCGTAAGGGTATTAGCACCATGATGAACGACTAGCCACTGAGTACCGTCACTGTAGACCTCAATAAATCCACCCATTTTCTGGCTGGAGGTACTAAACGCTACACTGTCAGCAGCAGCATCGTTAAACGTAACCATTTTGTCAGCAGTACCGCCTGTGATAGTCACGTTCTGGTCAGCAGTTACATAAAATCCGTAACGCAAACCAGCTTTGGTGTGTCCATCAGCATCTAGCGTAAAGTTGACTGCTCCACTTGCACCAGTGTTGGTGAATAGAGTGTCGTGGTCAGCTTCAGTTACAGCGTAGTCAGCAGTCTTAGCTGACACATAACGGTAACCACCAAAGTTATTACCTTCAAGTTGATCCGAGAAAGTAAATCGTTTGTTAAGCTGTGCGCGAATCAGGTGTTCGCTTACGTTTCCAGAGATACCAAAAGCGGTAGTCCCGGGAACAATAAGTCGATCTGCTTTGAGGAATCCCCAAGCATAAACCCAACCAATCCAACGATCAGCATTTGCGCCCATTCGTTGCATTTTTTGTGAGTAACCAAGAATACCGTAGATTTCTTGAGTACCATCAGTTGCAGCAGGGTTCCACTCTTTCAGCTTACCGCTGGCAGTAATCCTACCTAAAATGAGGCCCGGACGTAAAACATCCGTGTAGCCTGTGTTGCCTGCATCTCGTGCAGAACCATCAATGATAGAACCTATGAACGCTTCCTGTTCAAATCGTCCCCACCAGAAAACATTTTCGCTGGTTTCTAGAGCAGACTGTACGGAAGGGAGTCCAAAGGCTCCAGTGAATTCAAAAGACATTACGCTTTCCTCTCACTAAAGGGACAAAAATTAACCAGCATGACCTGTGTTAGACAAAAACTCTAAAGCAATCTCTTCAGCACTTGGGCCTCCAACTTCATTAGGATTACCTTCTTCTTGGTATCCTTGTGGAAGACCTGTTGTACCAGATTGAGACATTGCCAATCCAATTTGCTGTAAAGAGGCTTGGTCTGAATCAGAGCCACTGATAATTCCAGTGGTCAATGATGGAGATGCTTCAAGAGCTTCCATAATTGTTGATGCAGGGCAAACTTTAACAGAACCATCATCTCCAAATGACATTTGGAACTCATTGATTTCTGAATCTAAATGCTTAGACGCATAATCTTCTGAGATTTTTCCACTCTTAACGAGTGCATCACGACGAGCAGAAAGTTTATCCTTCTCCTGTCCGTTTAAGTGGCTCATCAAAAACTCAATGGTTTTAGATGCAGCTTTGTAAGTTGGGTGAGAGAGAACAGCTTCTTCGTTAGAAGCGACACCTGCACCCTGTTCAAGATTTTCTTTTTCTTGTGACATAGCAACTGGGGCAGGTTGTTCCTTAGCCCCCTCCGGTGGGTTAGAAATTGACGAATCCTCTGGATTTTCAGAGGCCTTCTTTTGACGAAGAGCTACAAGTAGTCTCTCCATAAAATTCACTTCATGTGTATCATCAGGTAAATCAATCATTACTGCACGCAGAGCTTCCAACATATCTTGGATTCCACTTTTAGTTTTGACTGCTCCTACTTGATGATCATTATCTACAGACGACATGGATAATGGTTCCGTAAGTTGGGACATGGCTAGCGAAATGCCAACCGATTCCTCATTAGTAACAGGCTCAAAATTACCCTGCCCATTTTCAATGGGATGAGTAACAAGAGCTATGTGCATTAAAGAATCATCCCATGAATTTCCCGAACCATCACTAAATTCAGGACGAACATAAATAGATGTCTCTTTGACGTTAGTACCAATTTTAACAGCATCTTCGCTTCGGGGAACATCCAATTCTCCCCAGAGGGTATTATCTTCTACCCAAATTTTATCCCACCAACCTGCATTTATATCACTTCGTGGAAGTGTTCCATCATTTCCTACAGACATTGGGATGGCTTCTTTGCTATGATTCCAAGGTGCGGGTACAGAAACTCCTGCATCTTTCATAGCTGAAAATTGGGAAGCCCAATGGCTTAATCTATCGTTTGTTATTTCTACTTTTCTTGGCGAGTCACCCGGAATAGTATAAATTCCAGTAGTGACTATTGGTTTTTTAAAACGCATTAATTTACATGCCTCGTTTTTTTGGTCGAAGTTTAGTTACACGTTTACGTTTAGACTCTTCAGTCGCTCGACGCTTTTGCTTCTTCCAAGTAACTCGTTGATTTTTAGTACCAACTCGTTCTGCTCTTTGAAGAGCAACTTGAATTGGATCACCAGTGTTCATATATGCCATAATAAACTAAACCTTTCTGTTAATAAGGATAGTTGTTTAACAGAATTCGTGTCAAGTAAAAGATATATAAGGAATTTACCCAATGGGTCTCTCTTCTGCTCAGTATACCAATCTATTTGAATGTATTGGAGAATATGTTCAACGAATAAACGACTTCCAAACAATTATCAGTGATCTAGAAACAGATAGAAGTCAAATAGAGACAGAGCTTGAAGCAAACTCAGTTCCTGTCGCTTTTTACTCAGACAACACTGCTATGTTTGATAATTACAAAGCTAGTGTAGTTAGTTGGATAAATCAATTAACAAATAAAGTTTCTCAACTAATGGAGAATGATGACTTTATCTTAGACAACTTTATCACTACTGGTGGTTGGGAAGGTATTCTTCCTGAAATCATAAAAGACATGACAGACACTACGCAGCACATTAAACAATCAGTTGTTACCGTAGGTTCCGTTTCATCTACTCTTGCTAACGCAAACTCTTCAATTTTATTAGTTGATAAAAAGTTAGATGGGTATAACGCTCCTATTACTGGTGGGATTTCAACTCGACATCAATCAGGATTAGATAGTGAGCTAGGGCCAACAGCAGAAACATTTAGAGTAACTGCTATAGAAGATTCTGATGAAACTGGAGTCACAGATGGTAAAGAAAGTTTTGTTATTCATGGAGACGAAGGTTCTACAGGGTATCACTACGGTGATACAGGTTCAAATTCAGGCCCGACAATATCAACTCTTTATGAGGAATCTAGTAGATACGGGTTAGGGAACGGAGACTTTGAAACTTGGACGGATAGTACTACTCCGGGTTCTTGGACTCAAGTTTCAGGTTTTGATCCTGTAGAGAGAACTGTAGATGGTTACAAAGGTGACTACGCAATGGTTTGTGTAGGCAACGGTAGTAAAACATGGAGAATAGAGCAAGCAGTCACAACATCTCGTCTAGATAGATATCGCAGGTATGTACTTGCTTGTTTTGTTCAAGGGACTGCGGGCATTTCCGCAGGAGCATTAACTATTAAGTTTACAGGAACAGGTTATACAGCAAGCTCTTCTGAAAAGATTGAAATGGATGCTTCTGCACTCGCTGCTCAAACCGCATACGGAGTAGAGTATTTTTATATTACGATGCCTAGTGCGATTCCTACTGATATGAAATTACAAGTTGATTTAACAGGAGGTCTAACTTCTGGAAAAGTGGTTTTAGTTGATCACATTCAGTTTGGCCCTGTTGAGTATTTTGGTGGGGTTAATTTTGCGCTTATTGATGGATCAGGTAAGACTACAATAAGAGACACACATTCCTCTGCAATTTCTAATAATGATGCAGGCGTGTTTCAGACTTTCTTCAGAAAAGGTTTGAACGTACAGCTTCCATCAAACTCATCACCAAGTATTGCAGATTCCCTAGCTTCTGATTAATGGAGAATTCTAGTGGTAACTAAATTTGAGCCTAGCTACGTTACAACAAAACTAAATAGAAATATATTTACAGTAAGATGTACTCCCAAAGGTAACCTAAAAGACTGGGAGCAATGGTTCTTACTTACATCTGATAGGCATTGGGATAACCCAAAGTCTAATTGGGAGTTGCAGGTAGAGCATTTAGAAGAAGCTAGAAAAAGAAAAGCTGGAGTCATTGACTGCGGAGATTTCTTTTGTGCAATGCAAGGTAAATATGACCCACGATCTTCTAAAAGTGATTTAAGACCTGAACACCAAGGTGCAGATTATTTAGACTCACTAGTAAATACTGCTAGTGATTTCTTTATTCCCTACGCAGATCAATTCATTGTTATCGGAAGAGGTAACCATGAAGCTAATATTCTGAAGAGACACGAAACTGATTTAATTGGTCGTATGACTGAACAAATTAAATACAGGTCTGGTCATAAAATTCATAGCGGAGGTTATGGAGGTTTCGTAAGATTTGCTGTTCAACAAAAGAAGAGCAGTAAATTTCTTCAATTTGGAAAAAGTTTAACACTGCACTACTCTCACGGATATGGTGGTGGTGGCCCTGTTACAAAGGGTGTAATTCAAACAAATCGTAAAGCAGTTTATCTTCCTGACGCTGACATCGTTATCAGTGGACATATCCACGAAGCATGGAAGCTCGATCTGGTAAGATTAAGGTTAGGTCGCAACATGACCTACCATGATGTACAAACTCATGTTTGTATTCCCACTTACAAAGAAGAATTTAAGGACGGACATGGTGGATGGCATGTTGAGAGAGGCGCACCTCCGAAGCCCATTGGTGCTACATGGCTTCGTTTGTTCTTTAAGTATGAAAGATCGGATCGAACGAAGGGAATCGATTACGAAATCATACAGGCTAGATAATGCTTAAAAAATTGAATCCTCTAAATGTGGTTGCAACATTGTTCTTTGTTGTAGCCACATCTTATTTTGCGCTTGAACTTTACGCCACTTACCAGAAAGCTGTTGCACTTCATCACCTTAAAATGATGATTGAAAGACAAAATATGATGCAACACTTTCAAGATCAACAAAAAGAATGGGAGGAGTATTACAGGAACCAAGAGGAACCTCGTATTACATAATGATTCCCGGGAGATCATCTGTATATATTTCAACAAGACTTCGTTCTTCATGTGCAGCCTCCCAAGAGACATCCTTTGCAGCATACGCTAGAGTATCGATGATATCATCACTCTGGTGAGGGTGAGCAGTCCATGAGAAGAGTTCCTTCTCGCAATCATGGAGCCACCCTGCTGTCTGGGGCAACCAAATCTTGCCTTGTTGCATCCGGTTCATCGCATCCGTGGCCCGAACCAGTTTGTCATGGTGGGGATGTACTGAACGTACAGGGAGACCACACTTAGCAATCATTTGGAATGCCCCTTTCCCAAGCCCCGACGACTCACAAATGAAGTATTGTGGTTGCCATTGTTTGTACACACCTCTGACTTCTTGAAGGATGTCGGGGATTTCTTTGCGGAATCGACGCATATCCAACCACACTAAGTTGTAATCTGCAGTCAAACCAAAGGTAGAGATTACTGTATAGCTTGGTTGCTTACGCCAAATGTCTTTATCTCCGGGGCCTTCCCTTGCAGAAGCAGCAGGGTCAATGGTCGAAAAGACTCTTTGAAGACCCTGCATGGGATGTGCAGCTCCTTTCCCGTCTTTCCCTAAACAAATATGGCCTCCACGCATGCTGTAATACTTTGCCCAAGACTTTTTGAACCTAGAGTCCTGACTGATAGCCCAGTCACCGTCTTTCAGTTGCTCTCTGGTGACGGGGTCAAGTTGTTCGAGTCCGATGATGTACTCTTCTTGGTCGAGGAAAGGGTTGTCCCTAATGTAAGCTGGGATGTAAGGACGGTCTGGGTGTCTTCCAATGAATCTCTGTCGTTCTGGGTTGTCTGGATCGATTGCTGGCCCGATGTCGAACCTGTCTTTAACCCAACTATGTCCAACGCCACCCGGGTTCGAAGCTGAACGCATCCTGATAGGAACAGAAGCACGAACATCACAATTATTGCAGTTAGGGTCTGTCTCGTTACCATGTTCTGGACACCTATTTCTTCTGATACGGGAGAAGAGATACAGATAATCGTCCTCCCAGTGTTGAGTAAGTTCATCGAAAGCACAGTACTGAAGCTCGATACCTTGGTAACGAGTGTACGCATCTGTCTGTCCGATGTAGCCAAATGTAAGTTTTGCAGGCTCCGCAGGGTTCCCACGTTTGTCATAAGTAGGGAAATAGTAAGTATGCTCTCCTGCATTCCACTTAGCAGGCGTGTTTGAGAGCCATGCGTGCGCTCGGTCGAGTAAAGCCCCGGGTTGTTTGAGGTCAGATAGCGTTTTTCGGAAAATCATCGCAGCGTAGCCCGGAACGTCTACATACTGCAAGGCTCCCATCAAAAGAGCGTCTGATTTCCCCCCTCCCGCAGCTCCCCCGTAGAAAGCCTCACGATGAGGAATCATTAAGAAGGCTAATTGCTTTGGAGTAGGGTCATGAGGAATATATGGAGACCATTTAGGACGTAAACCATGGAAAACACCATCGTTATCTTCAATTTGCTGTAAGATTTTGTCCTTAAATTCCATTATCCATACCACTTATCGTAGTTTTCTATCATCAATTCGAGGTAGCGTTTAGCCTTTTCAAGGTCTTGTACCCCGTTTTTATACTGATGTCGGGCGACATATTTCACTACATTGCCCTCACATGAGTCTAATCCCATCCCCATAATAGCATCTACGGTCTCCATATTACCCATATTGTAGTGCTTAGGAGCATTAACAAGGTCTCCTTGCTTCTCATAAGCTACATCCCAAAGTGTTTTCTGGGTAAGGTCAGGAGTGTAGGTCTCGTTAAACATCTTGTCCATAAATCTTTGCATATCCTTCATTAACCATAATGTCATTAACACAGTTGAAATCCACGAATAGGTCGACCAAGTACCTTCCGTACTTTCCAGTTTTAATTGTGTGGCAAATAAACTCGTGAGGGCCTGATAGAAGCCATCTTAAGAACTCTGTAGACCTCTGACCCATCTCTTTGTCTTCTCCACGCCTCTCAGGAGCGTCTATATCGTTCAGACGCACGCTGTGACGCACCCAAGTCCTTAACCCGAGGTCTATGTCCAAAACAACAGAATCACCGTCTATGACCCGCACAGGCGTACATTTGTAGAAATACAAAGCTCCATCATCGATTTTAATACTTCGAACCACATGTTCTTTGTTAGGTTCAAAGGGTGGAGTTGGAATATAGACTTCTTCAGACATGGGCTTGTCTCCAATGTGAGCTTGCCAGAGGCTGCGCTCTTGCTTTGTCCCGCTTAGGCGGGAGTAACAGCAGTAGGTTATTAGAATCTGCTGTTACTCCGTTAATCGCCTAGACACGGGGGAGGTGTTACTTCTTCTCTGGAGGAGAGGTGGCCTTTCGAGCCTTTTTAGCTCCCCACTTCCAGAAGAGGACATGTTTCCAGAACTGCACTAGAGTAGCTGGTTTATATCCAGAGGAAATTAGATATTTAGATAAGTGAACCGTGTCCTCTGTGAACGGGCCACGAACCATGATACGGTTACGCACGTTGGGCTTAATAAATCGAGTTCTCATAATCCGAAAATTCCTTTCGCCTTGTTGAGAAGATCGCCTCCAAGGTTAAGTCCACCGAATTTAGTGAGTCCGTAGACCACTCCGACTGCGATCAGTACCCATTTAATAAGATTTGCCAATGAGTTCCGTTTTTGGGCGGTTGCGAGGCTCTTCTGAGTTTTAGCGTCTAGCTTTGAGACCTTGTAGTCGTACTTGTTAGACTTAGCCTCCGTCTTGGCTTCTATACGAGACTCCTTCTTCCATCCATGAGCTGCTGCTTCAGTGGAGTCTTCGGAGTTGGTGTAGTAACCTTGACTGTCCATACGCTCTCGTCGTTTACGCCCCATGACCATTAGCTTTCTTCTAGCTTGGAGGGATTCATAGGTCTGTATGAATCTCCTAAGATTGCTGCGATTACAATACCTGCGATGTTCATGGATTGGTTTTCTGTCAACCAACCAGTCTCTACGCCAACTGTAGTAAACACTGCTGTTACTATCGCTGCTACTAGACGCTTAGACTGGGCTGATTTCAACCAGTCAGAAGCCATCGCCTTAAGATTGTCCAGAAACTTCATCTGTATTCTCCTTCTTAGCAACTTGGTTTAATCGTTCGCCATAGAAGATAAGAATCCTCTCAGCGAGTTCAAATGCCATTTTAGCATAGACCTCTTGGGTATCTCCCCGATTTAGGTTGTGAAGAGGTGCATTACTTAAAACACCCTCTATAGCCCCTTTAATTGCGGATGCGATCACAGCTTCATGCCCCAGAGAAGACCAAACTTCCCGAGGAACTAACGAATCCTTTGGTGTCATATGTTCTACCTTGGATTCTAAAACTGATAGTCGTTCATTAAGTAAACCAACAGAATCGGAAATGGTTGCTGTAGCCTCTTGAATAAGGGCTGTTACATCTACAGCGGGTGTGGAAGGTTTGGCTTTTGCCATGGTGCTACTCCTAGCTAATTAAAATCTGAAAATTGTAACCCATACATACTAATAGTATTGACCATTAAAGTTACTACTATATGTAATAGAATTCCCCATGTACTAATGTACTTGATGAGAGGGAATAAGGCTACTCCTTTTTTTCTAACTTATCGATGGTGGGCTGAATGCTTGCCATTAGTTCCTGTGCCTGAAGAAACATGGAGCTTACATCAGCACGCATTGAGTTAACTTCTGACATCATTCCTTTAAGGTCTTCAGGTGACATTAACTTAGAACCTTCGAACCCTCTGTCCCGTAGACGTTGCTTTGCACCATCGATCTCTTTAATCTCTTCTTCGGTGAAGAGAATTGTTTCTTTTTCTCTTTTGTCGCTCATAGATACCTCCCTTGTGGCGTTTTCCCAATTATGGGAACCATCGGCATTTTTTGCAAGCAAGTAGGTGGTATATCGGCAATTTTTATTTTTGGTGTAAGGGGGGGCCATTTCCCACCCCACTGATCCCCTTACCTTGACACCCCCCCCTACCTGTCAACCCGCCGAAGGTGGCAAATATGGCTTTAAAAGTAGTTACCAAATAGTGACTATTAGACTGATTATCACCCTTGTAAATGGTCGATGATATAGGTAGAATACTAATGTAGTTTGTATTCCAAACTATGGGAATGACTAGTAGTCTTCATTCTCTGGCAACACGGTCTACGATATGAGACACGGTTGAAAGGCGCCTTAGGTCAGAGCTTCATTGCTCCAGCGCTAGCCCACTCATCCTCTAAGATGATGGCTCCAGAGTTCAAGTGACGAAAATCAGGGTTTTAAAGTGCCTATCCGATTGCTACGCCTAGTAGATGCCAGACGTTGACTCTGGAGTTCATCGAAACCGCCGACCATGACGTTAGTGTGGAGTTCCCCAATTTCAAGGATTGGGTTGAGCAAAAGCAAGAGTACTCGCCGACCAACTTGTTGGTCTCCCGTGCTACTTATAATCTTTCTAATCTTTTATCAAAGGAGTTTGGCCGTGAATATACGACTAAACGATACAACTGTTACAGCTTTGACCGCCGCTTACGATGAATTCTTTCGCCACTTGA